TTCCGATCTGGGGGAGCACGGCCGGTCGCAAGCAAAGTACCTGTAAGTGACTGATCTGCAAGGCTTTTTCGGCTTTCCGTCGCGAATGCCATTTGTTGGGGTCGGTCGCTGTTTTTCCTTTAGGATCAATGACTTACGGCCAAGCGCCATTCTGCCCGATTGATTGCGGCCGGTTGCTATGGGTTGCCATGGGTTGCCGTCGCGTTGACGCTGGCAATCTTAGGCGTGCCATTGTCACCCTGGCGTTGTGGGTTTGATGGATGCCAGGCGCAATATGCGGCCGCGTGTGGTGTTGGTATCGGTAGGCTTTGGCTTTGTGTTGCTAGGCTATTGCTGCGCTCAGAACGCGCGACAAACGCGCACAAAAAAGCCGGGACGTGCCCGGCTGATTGTTGGATGAGGTGGTGGCTATTCTTTGTGCGCTTTCATCATACGCCAAACGTCCATGCGCTCCGTCAGACCTTCTTCTATGATGAACCTGCAGGAATCCGTCATTGTGCGCTCGCCAGCGACGCAGCGCGATAGGTAGGATGTGCTAACGCCTATCTGGGCCGCGACTAATGAACGGCCGCCCAGCGCGTCTATTTTAGCGTTTAGGGCGCTGTCTTTTCTAATTTGCATCTTTCTTGCTCCATCTTTCCCAAAGGCTTGCGGCGCGCTCTTTCGCCTCACGCAAAGCGCCCAACACCGCCCAATGATCTTTCATGTTGTCATACGACGCAGGCTCCAATTCTTGGCCCGGTTTGATAATTACCGACGAGCATTCTAAATCACCAAAGACTACCTGATCACAAGTCGCGTGCTCTTCGACGAAATCCAAGTCTGCGCCCAAGTGCACGCCCGCAATGAATGCCGCTAATTCGTTTTGTGTTTCGATTTTCATACTTGGCGCTCCGTCGCTGACCCAATCAATTTTGCCGCGTCTTTTTCACTCGGTGCCATGTCATACGCTGCGCGTGTCAGTAATGCCAAACCGGCATAAATGACAACATGAGGCGGCATCTCTTGGCACTTTTCTAATGCGTCTAGCATGTGGCCTTCTGCAATGTTTACTTGTCTTTCCGTATTCATTTCAAACCCCCATCAATTGATAAAGTGTAATAAGCACAAACGCGCTCCACGCCATACCAGACGCAAACGCCCAAGCACCGGCTTTGGTGCTCTCTCGTCTTTGCTGCGCTTCGATGGCGCGCCTTTGCTCGTCATAACGCGGCGCAAAGTCTTTTGGCGTGCCACCCGGTACAACCGGCGCGCGTTTACTTTCTTTCATCATTTCGCCCATTGGACGCAATCTGACGACCACTGGCGCATTCTTCTCAATTTCCATACTTCACCCCCTCTTTTCGCTTCGGCGTCTCGGTTTCAGTCTCTACTAAAAACTCCAAGATTTGCTCCATCTTGGGTTTCAGATTGCTTTCGTAATCGCCTTCGTCAGCCAGTCTTTCGCTGATTTCCAGAATATTTTGTATGAGATTGTGCCTAATCAAAGTTCTCATAATTAACCCCTCGCTATGATGTTTGCGCTCGCAGCGCGTGATCCGTGAACTGTGAACCCTACGACAGTTTCGCGCTTCGCATGCGTGCATAGCTTGCACGATAAGCAATTGACGCCTTCGCGGTATTCAGCCGGGCAACGTATAAACTTCACGCCCCCGCGCTCGAATTTGCGCCAGTCATTGCCGCGCTTCTCGTCCGATATGATTGCGACCGTGGGAAGATTGCGCTTGGCATATCCAACGGCCTGCGCCTCATTATTTGCGCTCGCGTTTATGGTGAATCCGCGACGGTTTGCGCTTCTTACCTTGCGCGCGTTCTGCGCGTTCATAGGGTAATGCGTATAGGTAAACCCGCGCCGCCCGTTATTCGCCGCGACCAAATCGTCAAGCTTGTCGCTGTCAATTTCGTCGGGTGCGCTCGGTGGTAGGTCGCCGCTTACATTATGACGCCATACTGTGTCGGGTTTTAGTGCCGCGATGTTGGCGACGAATTGCGGCCATGGGGTGCCGCGCTCGCCAGAATCCAGCTTGTTCCAATTCAGCCGGGTATAAAATCCGGCATCCGCATAGCAACCCCCGTCGCCGATTAGCGGACAAGATGGCGGGCATGTTGCGCGTGCGCTGTTTGTTGCTGGCATTGCTCCGATCTTTGCGTTTGCGCTCTTAGGGATGAATTGAAAGTGCATCATTCACCCCCCAAATCGTACATGCTGCAGAGTTTGGCGTAATCCAGCGCGCGCAGCTCGTCTGCCAAATATTCTGGTATTACGTCGGTGATTTGCTCGTAATAATTCGCTGCAATACTCGCGGCCGTGATATATGTGCGCTTGAACCCGATCACGTCGGATATATTTGGATAACGCAAATGGTCATAAGCGAACCCAATGACGTGCTGCGCGGTAAACAATTGGGCCGCTAACTTTGGTCCAAAATTCTTTGGATATTCGCGACCAGAGCACCACCCGTTCCGGTGCCGTCTTTCTTGTCGCGTTTCTTCCTGTATCAACTCGGCGACAAAATCCGAACCACCGCCACGGTGGTCGATAGCGTGCTGCAGTTTGCGCGAGGCGGTCTTTATTAGTTCGATTTGTTTTTTACTAATGGTCATTATTCGCCCCCCAAGTAACGCACGATAAAATCCACGCCCAGTGCGGCCATAGCCGATAGCGCCGATATAGTCGCAGCGAATGCGAAGGCAAACGGTGTTGCACCGCCAACAATGGCGACCATAAAGAGAAGCGCAGTAATCGCGCACCAAGTGAAAGCAAAGATATAGTGATGCATTACTTCACCCCCAACGCGCGTTGCGTTTCCGCGTCTAGTGTCGCGAGATATTCGCGCGCTTCGCGCTTCGCGTCTTGTCGGTTGATGTCCCATGCCATTACATAGGCGATGGCTGCGAATGGGCCAGCGAATGCGACCGCAAGCCACGGGCTAGCCAGAAACATGCAAGCCACTAAGGCGAGCCATTGGCAGGTGTAGAAGACGTTTGTCTTATTCATTTTTTGTATCCTTGTTTTTGGTTTGTGTTGCGCTCTTTTCACAAGCGCAGAGACATCTTTATCCATAGCGTTGACATTGTCAACACGTCAAAACAAAAAAACCCGCTTTTTTTCTTATAAAGGCAACAGCCAAAAATGGCGGACAAACGGCGTTAACAATTGTCTGCGCTTAGTCAATAACCCGTTTCGGTCGAATTAATCCGATGCACCCGGCCACGCTCGGCCAAACTCGGCCGCGCCTCGCCATCGCACCCGACCGACCGGCCGACCATCACCAAACGGCCACCCAGCACCTCGCCTCGCCTACTTCGTGGGATAGTAAACACCGTTTGGGTAGCTTCGTGGGATAGCCGCGAACTGACTCCGTGGGATAGCCGTCCGACCACTTCGTGGGATAGTAAATGCGAAAAATACCTTCGTGGGATAGCCGCCAGGCAGCTTCGTGGGATAGTAAATATACTTCGTGGGATAGCCGCGATCAGCGGGCGGTACGCATCGCCTTGCGTATTTGGATAGAGAACTCAAAAGGTAAACGTCGTCTGGCGTAAGCCTTTGCGATCTCTGTCGCTGGGAACAGTCTACCGATTGGACGGCTTTTGTAACCAGTGTGGAATATCATCTTGAGCCTGCCCTTTTTCTTCCTGGGCGTATGGGTTGTTCCCACTGATGCAGCGTTTGAACCAGATAACCTCCTTACACCAGGTCGCTCGTACAAACCCAAGAATTTATCTGACTTGGGTTTTCCCTGTGGAAACCCATAAAAGTACTTCTTTGTGTCAGCCCGTAGTGCAGCATACGCACCCTTTTTTACGTTGCCATGTTTATTTATTGCTGATTTTGGCGTGTACCTAGTTGGTGTTATTAGGTTGACTCGGCGAGGTTTGTCGGGTGGTTGCACAGTGCCGCCCTTCAGAATGTTTGTAAGGTAACGACGTTTGGCAGCACCACCACCACCTATGTGCACACCACCAGGGCTCACCCTGTCACCATGGCGCTCACCGATTACATGGGCTATCAGTTTGCGCTTCGACGCCTTCATGTATTGAAAGCCTTGCTTCGTGAATTTCTCGGCACCGCCGATCAGGTGTTTATCAATCTCTCGACGCAGCAAACCTCGACCGCCCTCACCTACAGCAATCTGGAAAGCGACTCGGTTCAATGTCTGTGCAGCGGCGAAGGGCACCTGATTAACATCAAGATCATGGAAGTAGCTGACTGCCTTGGCGACATCAAACTCTACAAGCGTCTTATCAACCATCGTGGAATAGCCTCGACAAGTCAGTCACAATCAGCACGCGACCAGAACAACCAGGGCATGTAGCCTTAAGCATCTGCGTTTCATAAGAGTATCCACAGGTGACACAGTCTATTTTGAAACGATTAGATCTATGAGGAGTGAAGTCCCGTCCTCGCCCAGTATCGACGTTATCTTCTCTGGCACCATCTCCACGCTCAAGTCTAGTCCTTGCTGCATGCTTACCCATTCATCGAACTCCTCTATCGCTTGCATTCTGCGAACTGTTTCCGTGTCTGGTAGATAATCTATCGGCCGTAGCTTGGGTTGATCTAACGTATTCTTCGTAATCGCGACCAAATTTTCCTTCAAACCACTGTCTCCAGGTTCGTTTCCGACTAGGTGTTTTGTGATCCAATCTGCCCCATATGTCCCTAGCAGCACAGTATTGAAGAAACTCGTAGTCTGACTCAAAATGCTTTCTCCCCAAGCGCATGCACTTTCTCCTTAAAGTCTTCTTCAATCTGTAGAATTTCATCAACCTTCAGTGGTTTGCTATCGCGTGCGAGCCCTTGCAGCCATTCCACTCCTTCACGGCCATAAGTGTCGATCATGTGGAGTGTGTACTCCATCAGCGCGCCATGACGAAACGTATTACAGCCAGGGCACTGAGGCCACAGATTCTCTTCTACGAAATAGACGGCATCAAAGGTCTTGGGTATGAAGTGCCCAGCATGCATGTCACGCCAGTGCCGCTTCGCAGAGCACGTTGTGCATTGAACCATTCCCTGTTCGTCAGCGTGCTTGCGTCTGATGTATTCACTACATAAGCGCCAAGCGCGAGCGCGCACCGTTTTCTTTGTTTGTTTACGCTTAGTTGGCATAGTGACTCTGAGTGCCCTAGTCACGATAGATCATCTTCGATTTGGCCAGTACGCCATGCAGGTCTTTCAGCCTGCGCTGCGCGTTGATGCGTTCTTCTTGATCGGTCAGTTCTAAACCCATACGAGCTAATCGGCTTGGGCCGCGACCACCCCAGGTCTGATCTATATTCCGCATCTCGTTTTGCGTGCGGCATATGGCTTTTTGAATGGTCTTTGGTTTGGCAATCCAACTCATTGTTGTTCATGTGGTTAGCGTCCTCGCGGTCTCGTCCACGATCCACTTCCCTAACGTGCCCCTCATGTAATTTTCTCTTTCGCCGCCGTGGAATCGTTTGATGGCTTCTGTAACGAAATCATCCATCCAAAACGGAGCGTCTTCCGGCATCTTGCCTAGACCGAGTTTATAATCTAGCAGCCTGTCTGCAAGCAAAACATTCTCGTTGATCTTCTCAGTTTTACGCGCGCTGCTACCTTGCTGGTCTGGCTTAGACTTGTAAGCACTACGCAGTTCATTGGTTATTTCAGCAATGTCAGGAAAGTAGTTATTCTTCGTGAGCAGCCGACCAAGAGCTTCTTTGAGTTGCACTTCCGTGTGCTTCCCAAGCTCCTGGTGGTAAATGTCTCGGATCTGCGGCCAGTCCTTTTTCTTGTTAGGTTTGTACGCAAGCCATTGTTTGAAGCAGCGATCAAAGGTATCGATATCCATGATCACTCCTTAAAAGGGGATGTCGTCTTCGTAGTCGTCTTGTTTGTTCTCAAAGTTGGCTGGAAGCACACTGCCTGGCCCATCCGACCGACGTTCAAGCAGTTCCACTCTGTTGGCAATTACCTCTGACCAAGTGCGCTTCTCGCCTTTTGATTCATAAGATCGATTTGAGATGCGTCCTTCGATGGCAACCTTCGTACCCTTTTCACAGTAGTTCTGCAGGATCTCAGCGGTTTTGTCGAAAGCAGAGATGTTATGCCAGCAAACATCATCTTTGCGCTCTCTTGTTGCAAGTGAGCAGTTGACGACAACCTTGCCGGTTTTAGTTTGTTTGGATTCTGGCTTTCTACCGAGATTGCCGATTAGCGTGACATGATTCATAGCGTTAGCTCCTTATCTTTCTATTCGTTCACTGTAGACCGCGCGCGCGGGTATATATTGAAAATGTTAAGAACCACATCACTAGTGATTCTCAACACAAGCAAATTCTTCACTTCAGAGCTACCCGGAAGGCACACACCGTCCTGCGCCGGGCAATAGCACTAAACCCCTGACTTGCGTTTTAGGTTCCAGCTAAGTGGCTGTCCCTCATACCTAGTCGATCAGGGCGACTGTCAGTGGTGCTCGCTGCCGTGTCTCGCAGTCTCTAAACGCTCTGGGCCATCGTTTAGCATCACACCCGCTTTAAGGTCCCATGTTCGACCACCTTCATGGGTAAAGGCAGGAGAGAGTGTGTAGGCTCTCGGGTCTGATTCAAGCCGCCTGTGTGACCACCTGGGCGGCGCAGGGTGAAAACTCAGAGATTGTGGACTCTGAGGGGTCACTTGCAGATTGAGGAAAAGGATACGAACCTCGCACTGCAAACATCGTCACTGGAGAGATCTAATGTTCTGATCATCTTCCAAAAACTCTTCTATCTCTGCAAGTCTTTCTTTCGGGAACTCGGTGTGCTGCCACTTGCATACGGCCGCGCGAGATATACCTAACGCACGCGCAAGCTCTGCCATCGACGCATCTCGCATCGCCAGCTTCACTTTGAATTCTCGCCACAGTTTGTCTTCCATCAACAGAAAGTAGCAAAAGAGGTTTGCATGGTCAACCTGTTCGTGTATCTTAATTAACAACGTCAACCAAGGACAACGCTTTGGCTACCATCTTTCCAGGCAGCGCATACAGAGGGCATTGCCAGATATGCGGCGGGGAATTTGATTTACAGAGAAGGCGATATGTAGCAATACCCCATGCTAACAATTGGCTTCATCAGGATTTCGCAATCCCCAGACATGCACATTCAAAAGAAATGCTTGTTTCATACTCTGACGCCGCTGTTTGGCAGGAAAAGGGTTTTGACTACAAGAATTGGTGCCCTGGATCGGGACTTTTGCCTATTGAACTTCACGATGGAGCGAACAGTCTGTTTATATTGGATTTGCAGGAGATTTTGAAAACGTCGCAAGAAAAAGTGCGAAACAACCGTATTCCCAAATCTTACTTAGATAGTTTAGGTCGCCCGCCTCAACCAAGCGATTACACCCACTATTGGCAAATCATAGAGCAACATCAAAAAAACATTGAAGACACAATAATTGTCGTAAAAAGGGTGCTTCAATGGGCATTTAAACCCTCAGAAGGTCTCAAATACTTAGCGGAATATGAAAAGCCACCACCATACGGTTACAGGATACACCCATTAAACAAATCTGCAGACAAAGGTCATGCTGGTAAGTGGCGATCCGCAGAAACAAAATATCATGGTGGGTACAATTTTTTCGGAATAGATCAAGACGTTCTGAGATGTGCCGTCAAACGTGAAAAATACGACATATCAGATGACTTGAAGCAGTTAGCCTACAGACGCATGCATCAATATACGAGTTGCGACGATACCGCCTTCACTCAAGAACTCTCGTCTTATCCAAACTATTCACAATTTATTGGAGCTTTGGTACATGCATAACGTGTCGCCGCAAAAAAAGGTCGTTCATATGAATACTATTAAACGCAAATGGTGGTGTTACCACAAACAGAACCCAGAGGTGTATGAACTGTTCAAGAGATACACCTTTCAGCTAATCAGAGCAGGACATAAACACTATTCTGCGAAGGGCGTGTTCGAGCGCATTCGATGGCACTCAGACGTGGAGACTGCCGGAGAGCCCTTCAAGATCTCCAACAATTACACGCCGTATTACGCTCGATTATTTATGACCGAGTTCAAGCGGCACGATGGATTTTTTCGCATCAAAGAACTCAAGGACAACTGATGCACCCAGATATTTACGAGTGCAAGGTGTGTGAGGAAGAAACAGAGTTCGCCTACATCGAAGCAGAGCGTGGCGACCCCTTCCAGCCTGGATGGAATGCCTGTTTGCAATGCACGGTGTGCGACGATTTTATTATAGAAATGTGGGAGTTAGAAGATGGCTGATGGAATAGTAAACATACGCGGTAAGGATTACATAACCGTCCCTAAGCGCATGGCAGAGTTTCGCAAGGAACACACGATCAAAGAAGGGTGGGCGGTAGTCACAGAGTGCCAAGACATACCTGACAAGATTCGAGTCAAAGCAATGATTCTAAACCCGGCTGGCATCGTCGTAGCTACAGGTCACGCAGAAGAAAAGCCTGGTAGCAATCCAATCAACAAAACAAACGCGGTAGAGAACTGCGAGACCAGCGCGGTAGGACGCGCTTTAGCAATGTGCGGTTATGGTGGCGAGTCGTTTGCGAGTGCAGAGGACATGGCACAGGTGCAAGCATCTGAAACACTGATTGACCAAGCATTGATATCTGATATCGAATCAAAGGCAAAGGAAGCCAGTATCGACATAGATAGAATTAAGTCACGATACGGAGTCCACAGATTAGAGGATCTGTCGCAAGAGGCGGCAAAAGAGGCGCTGCGTATCATCTCCAAGCAACTGAATAAAAAGGACGATAACGAGTGAAGCAGGGCACACCAGAATGGTTCGACGCGCGTAACGGGTGCTGTACTGCAAGTCGATGCCATGACGCAATAGCGAAGACTAAATCAGGTTGGAGCGCATCGCGTGAGCGTTACATGGATGAATTGATCACTGAGCGACTCATCGGTAGAGCCCAGGATCACTTCATCAGTTCAGACATGATGTGGGGCATTGAGCAAGAACCGCTCGCGCGCGCTGCTTATGAGTTTGAGAATAATGTTACCGTCGAAGAAGTTGGAAGCATCCCGCATCCGAAGATCGAATGGTCTAGCGCCTCACCTGACGGGCTAGTCGGTGATGAAGGGCTCATAGAAATAAAGTGCCCGAAGACCACCACCATGGTATCGACCGTACTGTCGGGACAGATACCCAAGAACTACGTCACACAGATGACTTGGCAGTTGGCTTGCACTCAGCGAAAGTGGTGCGACTTTGTAATGTTTGATCCCCGGTTGCCACCGGCAAATCAGATATGGATTCAGCGTTATGAGCCCGAAGCAGATATCATCGCTCAGTTAGAGGAAGATGTGAGGCTGTTCTTGTTAGACGTAGAGGTGCGGATGAAGACGTTTCAATCCAAAACCTCTGGATAATCACCAAGCCTGATCAACTCAGTCACCTCAACCGCTCTGTCACCGACCTGATCAGACCATCGGGAATCCAAAAACTCATCGGCTGCTAGGTCGTACTGGCCGCGTGACATAGCCTCTAGCGCCTTCACAAATCCCCGTAGCCGCGTCAATCCGAGGTTGAAGCACAGGTTTATCATCGCATCTCTGCGCGGCTTATTGAGGTCTCTGTACCAATCATATGCGTTTTCTAGCTCTTTATCGCAGCGAGCTATGTCATTCATCAGAAGGTATTCGACCTCATCATCGGATAGGCCAATGCCGCCATCTTCGTCAATGCACCGGCCGACACCAATCGTGGTCTTGTCGGCAGTACACTGATAGGCGAAAGCCTTCACGCCTTCGTGTCGTTTCAATGTCTCTATCAGTTTACCCACAAAGGTCACCATCTACTTGTTTAAGCCTTTTGTTTTTTCAAATGTGCGTAGCGAGCCCAATCCTAAAAGACCGCCAAGAACTGTGAGTAATGCTGACATGTCGAACTCAGGTAGATTCGGCACCTCTGCACCAGCATAAGTGAGAGCGAAAACAAGTAGGCTTTGAATAACAAAGTGCCAAGCAAAAGCTATCGCACAAACCCAGCCTACTAACGGCCGCCAGGAGCTTTGAAACCAGTTGCCTTTGGCTTCGATCTTATTGACTTCGATTTGAGCAAGGGCGTTCTCAGCGGCTTGTTTGTCGGCCAGCGTGCTGATTTCATGGGCAAGGAGATTCTTCTGATCTTTGTCCTCAATGAATTTGTCGAGTAACCCAGTAACTGGCCCGACCAGTTGTGCGACTATGCTCATTTACCATTACCTCTTGTTACCCAGGCCGAAGCGCCAAAGAATGCAGCAACCAAGCCTGCAATCGCCACAAAATACACTGATGCAATGTCACCTAAGATAGCAGCGGCTTGGTCGAGGCCAACAAACGTACATACAACGATCAACGTGGGATACAGTAGCATTCCCCACAACGCGAACCATGCCATACCGCGCTGCGCGTTTGCTTTGTCTTGCTGCAGCCGTAGCTCCTGCAGTTGCTGACTGGTCTCTAGTTCGTCATCCGTTACAACGCCATCACCGTCGGTGTCATATGTGCTGTACTCAGAACCATCCTCAAGACGCTTCGCGTTCACTCTGTTTCGGCCTCAATAACTTCTTCTTCAGGAGGCTGATTATGATTGAGGCTCTCTTGCTGTTCTTTAATTATTTTGGCGTGAAATGCAATGTTGTTGTCTGTTTCTTGCTGCTCAATAACAAGGTTCACATTGCGCTCTTTGAGGAAGGCGATGCGTTTCGCTCGGATAACACCTTCTTGAGTTAAATCAGCTTCTTCGTACTTCACGCCATCAATCTCTATCATTTTGGAATCCCTTGGTTTTTCAACATTGTAAACTCAATGTCTAATCATAGAAAGTGATGTTTGGTCGCACCTTGACGGGTATGCAATAAGCTGAAATGTTTTCTTGAGTATTGATACGTCTTTTATCTATAGGCTTTATAGAACCTTTTTCCAACCACACGGCAAACTGATTGCATCGATGGACGTTACGGAAGTAAAAGTCTCCGGGAACTCGCTCTCCTTCGACCATCATTATCAACAAAAAAGCCATCACCATGATTCATTGCCAAAAGTAATAAGAAGCGAATATAAAGGTTGGCCCGGCGACGGCACTAATCAGAACACCCCAAAGTATCTTTTCTAAGATGCTCATTTGTACACCTTTAAAATGATTACAAAACCCATCGCAATAATTGCACCGCCAATTATCAGCGTTGTGCCTCCCACTAGTATCTGGTTCGTGAGATGTTGTCGTTCTTTTTTCTTGCGAGCAATCATCTTTAAGTGCGCTTGCCTATCAAGCTCTTGCTGCTTTTTTGCGGCTTTGAAATCGTCAAGTAATTTGGGATCTGCCACCAGGAGTAAATCATGGACGCTTTGCCAATGCCGGTCATATTGGCGCTTTAGCATCTGAAGCTTCAAGATTTCATTCTGAGTGAGCGGCTTAAATGTGCTTTGACGCCGCCTAGCCTCGAACTCAGTGATGCCCTCACCAAAATCCGAGATCATGCCCATTACTTGGTGGACACCCTGACCTGTCTCGTTGACTTGAGAGATCAGGCCATTTATGGCCGAAAGGGTTGCGGAGGCTGCTGCGATTGACTCAATCACCATTGGGGGTCACCCCATAAAGAATTGAGGAAGGGCCGCAGCCAGAATAAGCGCATAGAGGCCGTAGATTAAATTCTCAAGGTGTTTGAACTTGGCGCTACCTTCTGCAAGGCGTTCCTCGATCCGCTCGTAGCGAAGCGCACACTCTCGCTCATGGGCGTTTACTTCGTTCAGTGCTTGTTCAGCTTTGTCACTCATACCAATACACTCACTCTGCGAGTAGGCGCAAGTGGTTGCGCCTCGACCTTACTGCCTTCTTTGGTGTAGATAGTCGGAATGATGGTCTCCACCGCTTCTCTAACTGTCTGGCCTTCCGCCCCAGTGCGGAGCCTCTCTTGCTTTTGCACCGCAATCTGCTTCCAACTCACCTGAGAAGTGTTATCAACAGAGCCAACGTCCATTACCAGGGCACACCAGAGGCTTCAGTAGGGTTCTTCTGAGCGTCTATGTTCGCCTGCAAGGCTGTTTCTGTGGCATCTTGGTCCACACCATTGGCCCAAATCCAGCCCTCCACATCGGCTTGTGTGACGCTGTCGTAAGCTACAAAGTCCGATGCAGATGCGTCGTAAGTAAGGCCACAAGTGCCATAAGAAGATGCTGTGTAGGTCACAGCCTCATCGCCAGTGCCCACTGTTTCCTCTGCGGTGCAGCGCCAGTGCGCCACGTTGATACCACCGTCCGCGATTACATGCTCGCATGTGGGAATAGTCCAAGTGAAAGTAGCCATTTTAGTTCTCCAGTTGCGCAACTCTGGCGCGTAGTGATTGAATTTCTTTAACAAGCATTGGGACTAGCTTTGAGTAGTCAACGCCCAGCATGTCGTCTTCAGT